AAACTTGCGACAGAAAGGAAAGTCAAAGAAACAGATGTGACCGGTTTAACAACAGAAACTATTGTTCTACTTACAAACCAATTGAAATCTATGGAAGTAGATATGACAAAAGGTAAAGTTGGTGTAGTTAGAGAAATTGTTGTACCCAACATTATCGAAACAAACAAATATGCACACGATGGAGCAGGTTCTCAGTTATTGTTTGAAGACGGCATTTTCATTGAGAAACCACTTGATGGTGGTAAGGGGTTTGCAATTACATGCGACCCAGCAAAAATAAAATCAGAAGGATACAGGTGGAGATTGTTTAAAAATCCATCACCTGTATTTAATTGAGGTGAATTAGAATGGCAGCAGCAGGAGCAGGAAATCCATCTGGAGCGATAATGTTGTTTGATTTTGGCGCACCGCATTTATTACCGGCAACTGTAAGAAATGAGATAATTTCTGGTGGAGTATTTGTATTTGGTTCTACAGCAAATAATATAGTTGGTGCAAGAGAAAATCAATTCAGTCCGGGTAGTGTGTTAATGACAAGAGATGCGAGCGGCGGACAATTTAATGGAATTAATATGTTTGATACTGCAGTAAGTGGAACTTGTACAGTTGCATTAGGCGGTGTGTTTTTATTAGTAGCAGGAGGTTCTATTTTTGGAGGTTTCCCGGTTATGTGTGATGGGGGAAACTTCGTACATACCCTTGGAAGCAGGGTAGTTCCAGATGCGGCAACTAATTGGGGTCCGGCTGGTTGCAAAATTGGAAGAGCATTAACAAATGCTGCAAGTGGCGGATTTGCATTAGTACATATAAACCCATGAGGTGATAAGAATGAGTGAATTACAATATGTTAAAGAGTTGTTAAGTTTAGCAACTGGTACAGAAGGAACATTATTGTTGCCAAGAAAGATTTACGACACAATAATTGATGAAGCAGCAAAAGTACTAATACCACGTTCAGAAACCGGCTGGTACTTTGGACCAGGAGACATACCCGGAAGTTCAATTGACTTGAACTTAATGTCAGAAAATACATTGTCTGTTAGGGTTGTTGCCGAAGGAGCAGAAATTCCAATAGACAGAGTATTGTATGCCACCCAAAATATAAGACCTACCAAATATGGTGTTGCTGTAAGGATAACAAAAGAATTAACGGAAGATGCAAAGTGGAATATGTTGCAACATCACTTAATGGTTGCTGGTAGAAGATTTGCAGAGAATGAGAATTCCTTGGTGGTGGTTGCACTTGATACTGCAGCAAACACAATTACTGGTGGAGCAACAATAACAGTACCAAACATTACAAGAGCAATGCAGTACTTAGATGATGCCGATAAAAGTGCCACGAGTTTTGCAGTAGGGATGGAAGTATTGCAAGATTTAAGGTTAATTGATTTGTTTGTTGATTTCCAAAAAATTAACAATACAGATATGTTGACCAAGGGATTTTTAGGTAACATCTTTGGTATGAATGTGATGAAAGTAAGTACAAACGCAGGAATGACAGCAACAAGCTCTTATGTATATGATAATAGGTGGGCATACGCAACAGCGGAAAAAAGACCTATTTCAGTAGAGAATTTTGAGTTGCCAACATACGACATGAGTGCAGCAGCAATTACGCAAAGAATAACGGTTGCATCTGTTAGAACAAATGCAATAGCAAAAATAACAACTACTTAATTAAGTAGTTAATTATTTTCACCGACATTCTAAAAGGATGTCGGTAATTTGGTTGTTTTCTCGAAAACAACTTGAAGTCAATAAACTGGCGAGGGTTGATGTAAAATGGTGGATGTAGGAACTGGATTTGTAGGAATTAAAAGAAGTTTTGGTCTTTGGACTAATAAACTTTTAATGGGCGGAAGTGGTTTTATTCAAACTGCTGGGGCAGTAGGTGAATGGGCTATTTCTGGCACACAAAGTACACTATGGGTTAGTGGCACTATTTCTGGGTCAAGTATGATTGGGACAGTTCAAATTTCTGGAGCACAAATACTTACACCAGGTTCAGTTATATTAACAGGCAATCTTTTGCATAACGTTGGTAGCCCATACACAATTGGACAGATGTTTACATTTACGACAAGAAGCATCATAACAGGAGGCATGTGGGTTGATTTAAGTGGAGCACAATTAGCGTTTGCGGCAGCAACATCAACAGATAGTCCAATTGGATATTGTTTAACAACGGTTGGAAGTAATGCAACTGCAAATGTCATTACAAATGGTATAGTACCTTTTATTGCTGAAGCAACAATAGAAGCTGGAGATTTTGTTAATCAAGGGGCGGCAGGTGCTTTAAATGGAGTTGTGGGTATAGGTAGTCCAAACTATGCAAGAAGAGGAATTGCAGTAAGTAGAGCATTAAGCGGCGGTACATTATTTGTATATTTATGTGGCGCATAGTTATAGTAAAATGAAAAATGACTATCCATATTTTAAATACGGGAGTAATAAGCGGAAATAACGTTTTGGTTTATAATGGGAATGTTTTAGGAAGTACTTTCTCTCCTGTTGGTGCAATACAAAAAATAATATTTAAGGGGGGAGATGCAAGAGCAGCTGGTTCTTTGTTTGTTTATGAAAGTGGAGTGACATTAGAGTTGTTATTTCAAAAAGTGGGTGCGTTACAGACTGATAGTGTGCATTATCCAAGAGTTTATCCTGTTGATGAAACAAATACTTCAATAAGCGGGACAAGTAATGCTCCTTTGGTACCAAGAATTGTTGCAGCCCCTTTAGTAATTGTTGGGAGTGGGTGGGGTAATGCTGGAAGTACAATATCAGGGTTAGTTGTTTATTATACACCACTTTAAAGAGGCAAAGGAAAGAAATAAGGTGATAAATATTGGCAAAGAAAGGGTATACTCCTTGGAACAAAAGAATAAACAAAGACGAATTTTTAAGACATTATAATAAAAACCCTATTGGGAAACCATTTCTAATTGGACATATTCCATGGAATAAAGGTACTTCTACAAAATGTATTATAGGAGAAAAAATAAGTAAGACATTAAAAAATAAATATAACCAAGGACTTCTAATTCATGGAATGTTAGGTAAGTATCATTCTGAAAAATCAAAACAAAAAATGTCTGTAAGTGCTATAAAAAGAGGAAATAATCATCCCAATTGGATACAAACAGAAGAACAAAAAAATAAAATTTCATTAAAATTAACAGGAAGAAAATTATCAAAAGAGCATATAAGAAATTCTCTTAAAAAAAGAATAATGTCATCATTAGAAATCAAGTTCGAAAATATAATAAATAAACTTCAATTACCTTATAAGTTTGTTGGCAATGGTGATTTTTTCATAGAAAGAAAAAATCCTGATTTCATCAATATTAATGGCGAGAAGATTGCAGTTGAGGTTTATTACACAAAACATAAATTGAATTTTGGTCAAACGAAAAATAAAACTATAAATGAGTGGAAAGACGGAAGAAGCAAAATATTCAATAAATATGGTTGGGAACTTATATTTTTTAATGAAATAGAAGTCAATGAGGATAACATTTTAAAAATAATGGGTGATAAAAATTTCTAATTGGAATCTTGGGAGTGCAGCAAATGCGATACAGAATATTGTGCCAAACATGCCTTTGCCAATAAGCGGAACACAACTTTTAGATATTGTTGACAGACAACGCTTATTTATGGAAGGAAAACTTAATGTCACAATAGGCAGTGTTGGAATTGTTGCAAAATATCAGCCAGCTCTTATAAGTTTAAGTTTGGCAAATGTCTTACCTTTAATACATCTTGGTGGTGGCGATACAAGTATAGGAGAAGTTAGATTAGGCATGTCTGCAATGCAAGCCGCTCAACATTATAAGGAGCAAGGTATGGAAGAATTAAGAAGATTAGAAGTTTTTATGCAATCATATAAAGTACTTGGGTGATGAAAATGGAATTAACTGAAAAAGAATTTTATAAATTAAATCGAAAAGAACAAATAAAAGAATTAAATAAATTAGGAATAAAACCAGAAACAGGATTGAACGAAAAAGATTTATATATTTTATACAAAGAATATTTTGAAAGTAATAAAGAAGAAAAAGTTATTGTTGAAGAACAACCAATTGAATTAGAACCTGTTACTATTACAGAAACAGAAATTGAAAAACCTCTTCATATCTCTTGCCCAAATTGTAATAACATTGATGATTTTATTAAAGTTAATGAAGATAGAAATGAATATAAATGTAGGAAGTGTGAAAAAGGATATAGTGGTTATCCACCTCCAAGTTATCCAGAAAGAAAAATATAAAAAAAATATAAAATGAAATGGTTACAACAAGTTTTAGAAAAAATTGTAAAAAATGTGGTTGTTTCATAGCTCAATTTAGGTCTCACAGATGTTCAATTTGGACTAATAAAAAACGTTTAAAATTATCAAAAACATTAAAAGGAAGAAAAAAATCAGAAGAACATAAAAGGAAAATTGGATTAGCTAATAAAGGTAATAAACGACCAGATTTAGCAGAATATAATAGAAAATATAAATCCCAATGGATGAAAGAATATAATTTTAAATTTAAATCATTTCAAATTTCTGGTTCTAAACATCCAAATTGGCAAGGGGGAAAATCTTTTGAACCTTACGGTTTAGAATTTAATAATAAACTAAAAGAATTTATTAGAAAACGTGATAATTACAGATGTCAAGAATGCTTTAGACATCAATCAGAATTAAAAGATAAACTTAATATACATCATATTGATTATAACAAGCAAAATAATAATACAAATAATTTAATTTCTTTATGTAGAAGTTGTCATACTCAAACTAATTATACAAGAAAAGATTGGGTAAATTATTTTAAAGAAAAATTAAAAATTGATGAAAAATGGTGACAACTTCACATTCGGGTTTACTTTTAGCATCTAACTCAATTTATCAAAGTATTGGAACAGTTTTACGTATACGTACCTTTTCAGGTACTATTAGAGGAGGTGTGGGGTCGTATTACGATGATTCGGTTTCTTGGACCCTCACAGCAGGTCCTACTTATACTTCTGGCTTGGCAATGCCAATAGGTACAAAAGGAACTGATGCTTTCTTGAGAGAGCAAGGCAAGATATTAGATGGAGATTTAAAGTTTTATATGCTTGGTACGGTTGATTTAAGCGGTACTGCTGTTATAGGCATTGGTTCACCGCCGCCGTCTACTCCAAGAGAATATTATATCCTTGACCCCGGTCCTGTTGCAAGAGGGATTGCTGATAGTGTGCAAGATAATGCAGCTTACAAGGTTGTATTCGGCAGATACCTTCAAGGAGGAAGCCTATTTTAAATGATATTTATGATATTTAAAAAAGAATTTCAGGAGAAATTTGATGATTCAAATCATTATTAAAGCGGATTTAAAAGCAACAGAAAAAAGGATAGATGAAAAAATACAGGCATTAAACGATGGAGTACACGAAGCAGGATATATTCTGAAAGATGAAATTGTTCAAAGTATACATGGGAATAGGGCAGAGCCGACAAGTGTTGATTTGGGATTTTATGGAGCCAATGTTGATGTTGATGTAAGTAAGCCTTTTCAAACTACTGTATTTACGAATGTTGAATATGCCAAATTTTTGGAATTTGGAACATCACCTCATTTCATTTCTCCAAAAACAAAAAAGGCTTTAAGATGGAAAGTCAAGAATGAAGTATTTTTTAGCAAGGGACATATGGTAAGTGGCATTAAGCCAAGACGGCATTTTGCAAATAGCAGTATAAGAATGAAGCCTGTCATTGTGCAGTATATTGAGGATAAGATTAAGGTAATTCAGTAATTATATAATTTCAACTAAATATTTAAATAACCAAAAATTTAAACATATTTTAAAGGATGTTTGAAATTGACTCATAATCAATTTCAGTACGTACAAACATCCTTTATTACATTCCTTCAACTTGGTTGAAGTGAGATGTCCAAGCGAGGAAATTTATGGCAATAGCATCAGTCAGAACCACCACTTTTTTGGCAGATTCTGTAATAATTCTACGAGATTTAATTACAGATAATGTAGTTGACCCCGGTCCCACTAAAACTGGCAATGCAAGATTTTGCATGACTTCTTATCCCAAAAGAACAGTTCAATATCCAATTGTTACAGTTGTTGATAGAGGAGTGACAGATTGGAAAAGAGGTGGGATGGCAAGCACTGTAAGCATACAAACATTAACGATAGAGATAAGGGTTTGGGGGCGAAATGTTGTGGAGAGAGATGAAATTGCACAGGATATTGTTGATGAATTAAGAAGCAGAATGGTAACTCTTTCATCAAGTCAGGCAATGCACAATTATAGATTTGGGAGCATGGTGAATGTAGACGAACCGGGAGATTATGGCATAAAGAGCAAAATTATTCATGTAGAATTTGACGCAATATTGGGAGAATGAGGTGAATAAAAATGTGTGCAAGATATGTTTCAGTGCAGAATTTAATTGTAGGATTATTTGAATCAGGAACTTATGGAAATACAAGCGGAAATTTTTGGCCTGGATTAGTGCAATCCCACAATGTAACACCAAGTGAAGGCACTTTCGCAGTTAAGTACATTGGTGGAACAGGTAGAGATGTTGATACACATATACAAGGACCTAAGCTGTTTGAAGGAGAAATAGTGCAATATCCACAACATTTCAGATTTTTGGCATGGGCGGCTGGAAGTAATGTAGATAGTGGAAGTCCAAGTCCCTATGCACATTTAATAACAGCAATAGGAAATAATGTGCAGACTGCATTTACAAGCGGTGCTATAAATCCATTTTTAAGTTTTGGAATTGAAGAAACAAATCCGACACCTGGCGATGGAACAACACAGCAAAGAACAATAAAGGGATGTATCATAAATGAATGGGAATTAGCAGGAGCACAAGGAGAGATATTAACAGAGACAATAAGATATATTGGAACAAGCGGAACATCACAAAGCGGCACAGCAACGGCAATAAACGCTTTTACTTATGGTACAGGCACTCTTGGAAGCATAACAGACAGACCATATATTTTTAGTGACGTAACTTTAAGTATTCCATCTGGTGCAATCTGGAGCCCTATGACTAATTTTAACCTACTTGTTAGAAATAATTTACTTAATAGGCATTATTTGACTGGAAGTAGAGATGCGGCAGCACCAGCCCCAACACTGAGAGAGATAATGCTTGACATTGAGTTTGATGGGCATAGTGAGAATCACGGAAGTATTTACAGGACATTCTATGAAGGTGGAAGTGATTTTAATACTTTCATTAGAATTAATGCAAGCACTGGAAGCAGAGATAACATAATTGCTTTAAGTGGGTGTAGAGTATTAGACCCATTAGAAATGCCATTTCCGTTAGAAGGTATAAACCCATGGACTGTGCATTTGCAGGCGAAGAGCATTACAGGAAGTATAGCAGATTTGATGCAAAGATATAATCCTTATTAGGGCATGAGGGTGATTAAATTGAAATGGTACGATGTTATTATTGTTATATTTTTAAGTATAATACTAATGATTTTTTCTATAGTTAAACCTTTCTTTGTTATTGCTATTGCGTCCTCTATTTATATAATCATAAATTTTTTAAAACTGATTGGTGAATATTAATGCCAGATGTTTTTACATTTATTGGTGTTGAAAATGTTACACCTGCACTTAACAAAATAAAATCAGGTTTAGGTGAGGTAGATAAAAAAACAAAAAATTTTACTGATAGATTAACAACTTTAAATACAAGAACTATTGCCACAAGAGTTGGTGTTACGGCTTTAGCATTTTCTATTGTTAGACTTGGAGCATCAGCAGATGAAACCATTTTAAAATTAAAAAATTTGGATGATGCCCTTGCTAATAACGCAAGAAGAGTTGATGAGCTTGAACAAATATATATAAGTTTCAAAATTGAATTGCAAAAACTCTTTGTTACAGAAATGGGTAAATGGATACAAATTTGGACAACATTTGCTGGTGCTATTCAAGGATTATCAGAAGAACAGATACGGGCAAAGTTAACAGCTTTTGCATTAAAAAATGAATTGCAAGATACTACAGGTGTTATTACTAAACAATTTGATGCTACAACGAAATTAGTAACCGGTTATAAAGATTTAATCACAGAACTTGAAAGAAAGAACGCATTGAGTAAAGAAACAAATGATATAGATAAACAAATCTTGGAAATATCATTTATAATACAAGACCAGGTAAAATTGTGGGAAAAGGCTGTTAAAGATGGCACTTTATCTGGCGAAGCATTTATTGAGATGAAAAAGAGATTAAAACAAATAACTGATGAATTAATTAAGTCAATAAGAGATGAAGCTAAAACAGTAAAGGAAGTCACAGATATAACAGGAAGAAGATTCTTTGAGAGTGGTAGAGGAGAAAGAGTTGCAATAAAAAGTGATTTTAAATTAAATCCTACTACAGGTAAATATGAGGTAAGTTCAACGAGTTAAAATGCCATTAGCAAGTAGTATAACTTTTGGGTCGTTACTTATAGACGGCGGTTCTGGAGGCAATTATATAGAGCCTATGACAGCCGTAAGAGTACCCGGTAGTCTAAAGCAAAGATTTAACGAGAATGTAACTATACAAGAAATACCTGGCAGGGCTAAAGAATGGCAAATAGACATAACTGGATTATTATCAGGAAACAACAGAGAAGCTGATTTAGATACTTTAGAAAGTTATAATGACGGAAGTGTGAGGCAGTTTGTTGATGGTGACCATGATGGAAATTATATAATAGTTCCAGGCACTCTGGTTGTTAATAGGCTCAATACAGAACCAACGATAATTAGATATTCAATGCAAATTAGACAATACACACAAACTTTGCCCTCCTAAAATGACACAAAAAAAGCGTATAAGAACTCAGGAGTATAGAGA